ATACAAATATAACATTAAGAGAGGTAGGTGGATTGCTTAGAGTGAAACTGCAAGATGAGTTAAAAGCACAAAAGCATAATGCTACTGGTAGATTAAGCAGAGGATTAAAGTACAATGTTATAAAGAGGGGTATGAGTGTATTAAACATAACCTCATCAGTTGATTATTGGAAAGCAGTTAACAATCCTAAATTTGCTAAGAAAACAAATATTGAAGTAATTAAAAAATGGGTAAAAACAAAAGGAATGCCTGAATCTGCTGCTTATCCTATATTGCAAAAACTTACTAATAATACTAAAACAAACAGAAGAGGTTATTATGGAAAACCATATGCGTATTGGACAGAAGGTAATGACCTTAGAAGAACAAACTTTGCAGGATATGTAGCAAATAAATACAAGAAAGAAGTAGCGAGTAAGTTAGCACCCTCTATCGGTGTAGATGTGGCTAATATGATAGCAGAACAAATTAAAAAAAATAATCCAAAAACAAATGTTCAAAGAGCATTTTAATATATAATATATATGGCAACAAATACAGAAAAGATAGTAGTACAGGTAGTCGTACAAGGTGATAAAGATTTAAAAAAATTAGAAGGAAGAACTAAAAGCACTACTAAGAGTTTTGGTAAGATGGCTGCAGGTGTATTAGGTGCAGTTGCTGCATTTAGACAGATTACGACTGCAATAGGAAATTCTTTAAAAACATTCAGGGATTTTGAATTTCAAATGGCTAAAGTTAAAGCAATATCTAATGCAAGTGAAAGAGATTTTAAAAAACTTTCACAAACTGCACAAGATTTAGGTAGAACAACTTTCTTTACAGCCACACAAGTTGCTGAATTACAAACTAATTTTGCTAAATTAGGATTTACTACATCTGAAATATTAAATGCTCAAGAAGCAACCTTATTACTTGCTACTGCAACTGGAACTGATTTAGGTAGAGCAGCGATTGTAGCAGGGGCAGCAGTAAGAGGTTTTAATTTAGATGCTACTGAAACTGCTAGGGTTGTTGATGTAATGACTGAATCTTTTAATTCATCTGCATTAGACATAGAAAAATTCCAAACATCTATGACTAAAGTTGCACCTATTGCAGCATCTATGAATATACCATTAGAAGATACTACTGCTATAATGGGTACTCTTACTGATGCTGGTATTGAAGCATCTATAGCAGGAACATCTATGAGAAATATATTCTTAAAAATGAAAGATGCTTCATCAGATTTATCTAAATTTTTAGGATTTACAGTAAATGGTTCTGAAAGTTTATCAAAAGCATTAGAAAAATTAAATACTGCTAGTAGTGATACACTAGATAGTCTTGTAAATATAAGACAAGTTGCTGCTTTTAATGTAATGGTTAAGGGTAGTGAAAGAGTAGAGATGCTAACTAAAAAACTTAATGAGGCTGAAGGGGCTGCTGCTAAAGCATCAAGCATTATTGGAGATACACTTGAAGGGGCATTTAAAAGACTAACATCAGCATCACAAGGATTGTCTATTGAACTTGTAGATAAGTTAGGTGGTGGATTGCAAGATTTGATAGATAGATTTGCAAATTTTTTAAATCAACTTACAAAAAATTCAGATGGTATAGTAAATTTTATTAAAAATGTAACTAAGGCTATAAAGTGGATAGGTCTTTATAAATTAGGTACAATAGCATATACAGTTGCTGTAAAAGGTGCTACTCTTGCAACTAAACTATTTAATAAGTCATTAGTATTTAGCAGACAGGCTATGGCAAGAACTGGTGTTGGGGCTTTAGTATTAGGATTAGGTTATCTAGCAGAAAAATATATTTTTGTTAAAGATTCTGTAGATAATCTAACTGATTCACATGAAGATTATAGGAGAGAACTAGAAAAAACTACAGAAGCAGAAAACAGACTAAGCAAGGCTCTTGGGGCAAGGATGCCAGAAACTTTAGATGAAGTGCCAGAGGCGTTAAAAGAGGCAAATAAAACCATACAAGATGCACAAAATAAAGCAGTAGAACTTAAAAGAGAGCATAGAAGAGTTTGGGGTAGAATGACTGCTAAAGGCTACCTAGAATTAAGTGAAGTAAATAAAAAAGAATATAAGAAGCAATTAGATAAATTAAAAGAACAACTAGAAAGACTATTAGAAATAGAAAATGATTTTGAAAAAAGAAAATTAAGAATCGAGGCACACGCAGGTAGACTAAGATTAGAAATGGCAGAAAAAGCATTTAAAGATGATGTAGATGCAGAAAAAGAAAAAAACGATAAATTAATTCTAATAGAAAAAAATAAATTTTTAAATGGAGAAATAAGCAAAAAACAATTTGATAAAAATATAGAAACTTTAGAATTGAATCATCTTAAGAGGATGAAAAAAATTCATAGTACTCACAAACAAAGCACTACAGAAATTGAAAATGAGATATTAGATAAAAGATTAAAATTACAAGAAGATAAAGAAAAAGAAGAACAGCAGCGAGAAAAAGATAATTTTAAAGATTCTAAACTAGCGTATGAAATAGCATTACAAGAAGAATTGAATGCAGATAAAGAAAATCTAAAAAATAAAATAATAGACAAAGAGGAATATGACAATAGAACTTTTGAAGCAGAACAGGCACATTTACAATTTATGAAAGACCTTTACATTGCTTATGGTAAAGATATAACAGATATTAATTCTGAAATTTTAGACAATGAATTAAATAGAATAGAAGAAGTGTCTGATGCAGAGTTAAAAGCAAAAAAAGATACAATCGCACGTTCAAACATAAACAGAAGAAACTTTCAAATTGAATTAAACTTAAAAAAAGACCTTGTAAATGGAATAAAAACACAAGAACAATTTGAAGATGAATTATTAAATAAACAAATTAAAAACTTACAAAGCGCAGTTGATAAAACAGAAATGAGTGGTGTAGAAAAAAAGCAAGTTGAGTTAGAGTTATACAATCTAAAACTTGAATTAATGAATAAAATTTCTAATAAAGAACAAGAAGCAGCAGATGAAAGAATAAAAAATGGTGAAAGGGTCTTACAGGCTTTATCAACATCATCAGATGCTATTTTCTCTATAATGGGAAATAATGCACAAAGACAAGCAAGTAGAGATGAAAAAATACTTGAAGAAAGAAAAGATGCAGGGCTTATAACAGAACAAGAGTATGAAAAAGGAGTAGAAAGAATACAGAGAAAGGCTTTTGAAAGAAAGAAAAAAATGGATATTGCTCAGGTTATGATAGATACAGCCTTAGCAGTAGCAAAAATTAAATTAAATGCTGCAGTGGCATCTAGTAATCCAGTTACAGTATTATTTGCAGGTATTTCACTTTCACAAGTAGGATTGGCTTTGGCAACTGGGGCTGCTCAGATTGCTGTAATAGCAGCACAACAATTTGCTAATGGTGGTATGATAGAGGAGTTTGCAAATGGAGGTATGGTGCAAGGTAAATCACACGCTAATGGTGGTGAGAAGTTTGCAGTAGGTGGTAGAGTAGTAGAATTAGAAGGTGGTGAGGCAGTAATAAATAAAAGAAGTACATCAATGTTTAAAGGACAGTTATCAGCAATAAACGCTGCAGGAGGAGGTGTTAAGTTTGCAGATGGTGGATTACTTAATATGCCTTCATTCTCACAACAACAATTCAATGCACTAGGACAAAATCAAATGATGGGTGCTATGGGAGGTGCTAGTAAAGTAGTAGTAGTTGAAGCAGATATAACCTCAACACAAAACTCAGTTAGTGTGATAGAATCAGATGCAATAATTTAATAATCAAAGAAATAAACAAATGTTTGTTGATAACAAAACCAAATTAGAAAGGCTAGATATATGTAAAAGTTGTAGTTTTTACCGAAACTTTATGTTACTAAAGAAACCTAAAATAGCAAGAGGGGCAAGATGTGCTGATTGCAAGTGCTTCCTAGATGCGAAAACATCTTTAACAAAAGAGTTCTTTGGTAAGTGTCCTCAGAATAAATGGTAAAAAAACATATATGAATTTCCAAGAAATCGCTAACAATTACGCAAAGACTAAAAGAAAGATGATGACTGATGCAGTTATCAGAAACAAAAACCACACTAAAAACTTTCCAACGTACCAAGCAGAATCTTTAGGATTAATGTTTGCAGAGTGGCATTTATTATTCCCACAACACAAACAAGATATGAAATGTACTTCTTGTAGGGCAGCAGTATGTAAGTTTTGGGAAAACATGGTAGAAGAGTGGATAGCAATAGAACAAACTCCTAAAAAAAGAAATGGCTCAAAAAAAGCAAAGGCAAAATAAAATAGATGTAGTCAAAGACTTCATTGAAATTGCTGGAGAAGGCTTAGAGAAAAGATTTGGCTCTTCACCAACCTGCAAAGATGTTGTAAGGCATTTTGTAGAAAGAGGTATTATTGATCCTAAAAGACTTAGAAACTATATGGTTATTGCAGACTTTGATAGAATGTTAGTAGGCAATGAGGGTAGTAGAACTAACACTTGGATGGATTTATCTATTAAGTACGACATAAGTGAAAGTCAAGCACAGAATATAGTTTACAAGGAGAGAAAGAAGTCCACACCATCTAGTAATATCACATATTAAAAGTTTTGTACGAAAATAAGGTAAACTAAGGTTTATTATATTCTATTTTTGCCTCTATGACAGAAAAATGGTATAACATTCAGAACAAGGCAGGAAAACCTGCTGATGTATATATCTTTGATGAAATAGGAACTTATGGCATAACTGCACAAGAGTTTATTACTGACATTAAAGATTTAAAAGATACGCCAATCAACTTACGCATTAATAGTTTAGGTGGTGATGTTTTTGATGGTATGGCGATGTATAATGTAATCAAAAGGAGAGAGGCTAAGACTACAGTTTACATTGAGGGTATAGCAGCGAGTATTGCTACTATTATATCTCTTGGTGCAGATGAGGTTGTTATGGCTGAAAATTCTTTGTTTATGATTCATAATGCTTGGGGTGGTACAATGGGTGAGGCTAAAGATATGAGAAAGACAGCAGAAACTCTTGAGAAAATCACAGGCGAACTGACAGACATTTATAGAAAAAAGACAGGATTATCTTATGATGCTCTTGCAGAGATGATGGATGAAGAAACTTGGTTAAATGCTAACGAAGCATTAGAAATGGGTTTTATTGATACTATCTCTGATTCTATTAAAGTTGCTGCAAAGTATGATGTTTCTAAGTTTAAGAACATCACACAGGAAGAGATACAGAATAAATTAAGTATTAATATAAATAACAAAAAAATGACTAACGAGTTAAAAGAATGGTTTAACAACAAAGTTGAAGAGATTGTTACTGCTGTAAAAGGTGATGTAAAAGTTTCTGCAGATGTTGCTGAACAAACTGCGATAACTGTTAATCTAGGAGATAATGATGAGATAAAAAATAAAATTTCTGAGTTTGAGTCTAGTAACATTGAATTATCAAACAAGATTTCTTTGTTAGAAGAAGAATTAGTTGCTTCAAAAGGAACTAACGAAACTTTGACACAAGAAGTTGAAGCGTTAAACGCTAAAATCAACAAAGCAGATGCTAAAGGTACTGAGATTGTAACTGAAGCAGACCCTGTTGTAGTTGAGAACAAAAAAGAAGATGCTAATGCAGGTTTTTACAATGCAATGGCATCAAGAATTAGAAACAAATTTAATAATTAAAAAATAAAATAAAATGGCAAATGTAGCAACAAATAGTATCGCAGCAACTTATGGTGGTGCGCAACTAAACGAGATATTTTACGAGCCAGTATTTAGAAGTGATGAGATTATGCGTAACTATAGAGTTATTCCTAATGTTAAACATAAAATGAATGTTTACACTTCTGCTGCTCTAACTAAAATTGTAAGAAAACAAGCAGGATGTAATGATGCTGAAGCAGGAACTTTTAATGTAGATGACAAGGTAATTACAGCAGGTAGAATGAGAGTTGCTTTATCACAATGTAGTGATGAGTTTTACGGAACTTATATTGAAGAAATGTATCGTTCTGGTGTAGATGTTAATAATATTGAGGGAACTCAATTAGCAGATGCAATCGTAAACAGAGCAGTATCAGGTATAGCACAAGATGTTGTAAGATTAGCATGGGGTGGCGATACTGCAAATGGTTCTGCAGATTACTTACAAATGGATGGATGGATGAAATTAATGGCAGCAGAAACTGTAATTGAGTTTGCTGGAACAGAAGCAGCACCAACTGCAGCAGATGCAATCGGATTACTTAGAAATGTATATGACCAAGCACCAGCAGCACTTCAACAAGTAGCAGCAGGTAATAAGAAAATGTTTGTAACTCCTAAAATCTATAACGCTTACTTAGCAAACTTAGAAACTTCTCCAACTGCAACTGCTGACTTAGCAATTGTAAATCAACAAGAGGGTATTCGTAGAGTAATGTTTAGAGGTGTTGAGTTAGTACCAATGTACGAGTGGGATACTATATTAGCAGATACTGACCCTGCTTTATTTACTACTGCAGCAGGACCAAATGTTAACAATGGTGTATGTTACTGTGCAGTTGAGAACTTAATCATTGGTTCTGATGTAACTGATCCTGAAGGTTCTTTCAAAGTTTTCTATGATGACTTAGAAGAAAAAATGTTCTTCAGAGGTTACTTCAAGTTAGGAGTACAGTATTTATACTCTTCTCTTGTTCAATGGGGAATTGTAGCATAACAAT